GAACGAACCCAGGAAGTCCTGCTCCCTTTTACATGTGGGAAAGAATTGCAACTGGCCCAACAGTAATTACTGGTTCTAATACAACTCCAGATTTTACAGCTGGTTCATATTATATGAATGTGTATGTATCAATACCCGGAAGTTCCACATTAAGTTCAGCTTATCAATTTACATTAGCAGACAATACTGATGCCACAGATTTTGTTACAGCATGGGCAGCCGCTAGTATACCTTATACAACAGCAAGTGTAACTACTGATGGTGCTATACAATTAACACATACTACCGGTGGTGAAATTATATTAAATGATTTTGTAAATAGTGCATTTACAAATATCAATGTATCTAATGGTTTAATAGCAGAAGCTGGATTTGAAATTAATACAACACCTGGTGTAAAGTACGGGCCTGCATCTGAGCCTGCATTTACTGGATTGGCACAAGGATCTAGTTCAGGAAGCGGAACTGGTGCTACATTTAATGTTAATATTTTACCGTCTGTTAATTATGCAATGGTAGGTGATGGAGTTCAAGCCGGTGGCGCCAGTTATGCTGTAGGTGATACTGTTACTATATTAGGTACTAGTTTAGGCGGAGCTACTCCTGCAAATGATCTAGTTGTTGAAATAACATCAGTTTCCGCTGGAGCGGCAACATCATGTACATACGTATCAGGTACACCAGCATCAAACTTTACTACACAATTAAGTAACTGGGTTGAATTTACATATATTGCCAATGAAGGTGAGCCAAATATAGCTCCTGCTAATGATACAAATTGGTTCTACAGTGTAGTTGACCAAGTTGATATAATGATTAACTATAGTGGTGCATGGTATGGTTATGGTAATAGAGATTATGACAGTAGTGGTTTTCCGCTACCAAGTGGAACCAATGTAACTGATCCTAACGGACCATTGATTAGTGCTACTGCACCATCAGTACAAAGTGACGGAACTGTATTAGAATACGGTGATATATGGATTGACACTAGTGACCTAGAAAACTACCCAGTAATTAGTCGTTGGCAAAGTGTTAGTGGTACCGATCAGTGGGTATTAATTAATAATACTGACCAGACAAGTAGTACTGGTGTAGTATTTGCTGATGCACGTTGGTCAAGTGATCAAGATACTATTAGTCCAGTAGATGATCCTATCCCAACAATTGTTAGTTTATTAACTAGTAATAATCTCGACTTAGATGCTCCGGATCCAACACTATATCCATCTGGTATGTTGTTATTCAACACACGCCGTAATGGTTATAATGTAAAACAATATAGATCCGACTATTTCAATAGCACAGATTTCCCAGATGAAACATTACCTACATTTACTGATACTTGGGTAACAGTAAGCGGTAATCAAACAAATGGTAGTCCATATATGGGTCGTAAAGCACAACGTGCAATGGTTGTTCAATCATTGAATGCTGCAATTGCTACTAATACAGCAATACGTGATGAAGATAATTTCTTTAATTTACTTGCAACACCTAACTATCCAGAACTACAACCCGGTATGATTACATTGAATAATGATCGTGGTCAGACTGGTTATATTTTAGGTGATACGCCAATGAGATTACCAGATGATGCTACTGCAATTCAAGCATGGGCCAATAATACAGCAGGTGCATCAAGTACAGGTGAAGAAGGTCTAGTAAACCGTGATACATATATGGGTCTATTCTATCCTAGTGGATTGGCAACTGACTTGCAAGGTAATCAAGTCGCAGTACCCCCATCATATATGATGTTGCGTACATTCTTGCGTAATGATACTATCAGTTATCCTTGGTTAGCGGCAGCAGGTACTCGTCGTGGTACAATTGACAACGCATTAAGTATTGGATATATTGATAGTGCTACCGGTGAGTTTATATCAATCAAGACTCGTTTGGGTATACGTGATGTATTGTATATTAACTTCATAAACCCATTAGTATTCTTTACTGGTGTTGGATTATTGAACTACGGTAATAAGACCAGCTTTAATAGTTCAAGTGCATTAGATAGAACAAACGTTGCTCGTTTAGTTGCTTATATTCGTAGACAATTAACATTAGCGGCAAGACCATTCGTTTTTGAACCTAATGATTCATTAACACGTAATCAAATTGCAGGTGTTGTACAAACATTGATGGTTGATTTAGTTGCTAAACGCGGTCTATATGATTATCTTGTAATTTGTGATGAAAGTAACAACACACCAGCAAGAATTGATAGAAATGAACTTTGGATTGATGTTGCGGTTGAGCCTGTTAAGGCAGCTGAATTCATCTATATACCAGTTCGTATATTGAACACAGGCGAGCTTGGTGGACAATAATAAAATATGATACCCCGGAGGGGGTATCTATTTAAATAGATAAATATTAATAACAGGAGAAAAAAATGGCAACAGGGTCACAATCATTAGTTAACATGACAGTAGCAGGAGATAACTCTGGTGGAAATCAGGGTTTACTAATGCCCAAATTACAATATAGATTTAGAGTTAACTTTTTAAATTTAGGTACTAGTGCTTCTACTAACGAGTTGACTAAGCAAGTTATTGACGTAACTCGCCCATCAGTTAGTTTTGGAGAAATTACTATACCAATTTACAATTCTACTATGTATTTGGCAGGCAGACATGAATGGCAACCTTTGACAATAAATGTTAGAGATGATGCATCAGGTAGTGTTGCTAAACTAGTAGGTCAACAATTACAAAAGCAAATGGACTTTCTTCAACAAGCTAGTGCAGCCTCTGGACAAGATTATAAATTTCAAACAGACATTCAAATATTAGATGGCGGCAACGGAACATCAACGCCGGTTGTGTTAGAAACATGGGAAGTATATGGTTGTTTCTTGCAGTCTGCTAATTACAATAATTTAGGATATGGATCAAATGAAGTTGTAACTATACAACTGTCAATTCGCTTTGATAATGCACTACAAACTCCTTTAACAACCGGTCTAGGTATAACAGTTGGCAGAACAACGCAGACTTTAGTAACCGGTATTGGTTCTGGTACAACGTAATTATTAATATATGGCAGGATTCTTTCAAAATTTAGCAACAGACGCGGCAGCAGGGTTTTTTGCCAACGACTATCTACGTGATTATACTCACGCTAGTAAAACATTTATACCCAATGCATATCAATATGCACCTAAGTTTAAATTTCTATTCCATGTTTATTTTGAAATAAATCCAACCGTATACTCACTTGGTGCGTCGTCCGATCCAAATTTGGATGCAAACTTTGGATTAGCAGTTAAAACTGTAAAAATACCAAGCTATAGTTTTGACACACATATAATGAATCAATATAATCGTAAACGTATTGTACAAACAAAAATTAAATATGATCCAATAGATATTGTTTTTCATGATGATAATGGCGGTTCAGCATCAAGTCCTACAGGCGGCGGAATAATTCGTAACTTGTGGTATAACTATTATACATATTACTACAAAGATGCAACTAAACCTGTAAATTCAAGTAACTACAATACACGAAATATTTACGCAAAATCTATTACCGGCAATACCGATTGGGGCTATATAGGAGAAACAGGAAATACAGTTAACGGCTATACTGAAACTAGTACCGGTCAAACTAAAATTCCATTTTTTAAAAATATTACCATATATGGATTTAATCAACGTAATTATGTAGCATATACATTAATTAATCCAATGATAACTAGGTTTGCACATGACACTTACGATTATTCACAGGGTAATGGTACTATGGAAAATTCTATGTCTATAGATTATGAAACAGTAAAATATTTTAAAGGTGCAATGAATGGTAAAAATCCTAGTAATAAAGTTCCTGGATTTGGATTAGATCAACATTTTGATTTGACAACAAGTCCCATTGCCAGACCCGGTAGTCAAGCTACTATTTTAGGTCAAGGTGGTTTAGTAGATGGAGGAGAAGGAATACTTAACGATTTGACTCCAGATGCAGACGGTAACAGAAACATATTAGGTGCTATACAAAAAGCAGGGGTAACTTATAATACTCTTAAAAATATGAATTTGAAACAAGCTGCCAAAGCTGAGATAACTAAAGGTATTACTAATGCTATTATGAACCCACTAAATAATACTGGAAGAAATAAAATATTTAATATACTCTCATTCGGTTCTACACCAAATCCACCAAATTCTAGCTTTGCTGGTGTAACTCCTCCTGATATAAGTGCAGGGTGATAAATTATGGCAAGAATTATAGACGACCGAACTTCACTTGATTTAACCGTTAAAATATTTGACGATTTCTATGCATTTAATATGGTAGTAAACGGAAATGAATTTGATATTGTTAACGGTTATTTTAAAACTGTATGTGATACTAAAGCTATTGCTGGTAATTTTACAACATTTCTATTCAGAATAGCACAAGAGACAGGTATACCTGTATTAGATTTACTAGGACAAATTCAAGGCACCGGTAGTAAATTACAAATGAATCAAGTTATATCATACTATTTAAACAGTTTTAAATCTAAAACAAGTTTGTATGGTACAAGTACAGTACCACAATCTACTCAACCGGTAGCACGTAATATAGTGCAATAATCATGGCAAAGTATGCTCAAGGTACATTTGTCCCAAAAAATACTGAAAAATATGTAGGTAAACATACCCCTAGGTATCGTAGTGGTTGGGAACTAACATTTATGACCTTTTGTGACAATAACAAAAATGTATTGTATTGGGCTAGTGAGGCGATAAGCGTACCATATCGTAATCCATTTACCGGACTACCAAAAACATATATCCCTGATTTTTTTGTAGTTTATCAAAATAAACATGGTAAAAATATTGCTGAGATAGTTGAGATTAAACCTAAAAAACAAAGTCTTATAGAGAGTAAAGTTGCTAACGCTAGAGACAGAATGGTAGTAGCAATTAATCATGCTAAATGGCAGGCTGCAATGGCCTATTGTAAACATCATGGATACACCTTTAGAGTCATAACTGAGGATGATCTTTTCTATAATGGGCGAAGCAAGTAACTAAATACTTGTATGACAAAAAAATTAAACGAATTATTTGAGTTACCACAAGATGAAATAGATAGCTTGCATTTTCCTATTCCAGAAAATGCAAATGAAATAACAACTGATGCATTAAGCGCATTAGAAAAGATTGACCATGCATTACCGCAAGTTCGTGGATTGGAAGCGAGTGATACAGAACTAGATGAATTAGCACAAATGGCTGTTGATAGTTTTAAGGATCTAAGTGATTTGGGAATGCAAGTTGATAGTAGATTTTCTAGTGAAATTTTTAGTGTAGCAAGTAATATGCTTGGTCATGCTATCACAGCTAAAACAGCAAAACTTAATAAAAAGTTAAAAATGATTGATTTACAACTTAAAAAAGCACAATTGGATCAGAAATTAGCTAACCAGGCTGAGGAGATAGAAAACACTCCTGTCGGTGAAGGTAAAGCACTAGACCGTAATGAGTTGTTAAAGATGTTGGCTAGTAAAACAAACGACCAATGATAAATACATAATACAGGAATAACGCAATGAAAAGCCTAAAAACATACATAACCGAAAGTCTTAAAAGTTACAAATATACTATAAAGATTGCTGGTGACGTGGATAAAAACTTTATAGATATGTTTAAGTACAATCTAAACAAGTTTGATCCAATCCGAATCAGTGATCCAACAAAGACTCCTATTCAGAAAGATCCATATGGATTTCCTAATTTAGCAAATCAATCAGTAACTATTATTAAAGCTGACTTTAGATATCCAGCTACTGAACCAATGATTCAGCAGATTGCTCAACTATTGGGCTATAATGTTAACATGGTTCGTGTTATTACTACTGATTATAATGATAGCATTAATAGTGAAGCTGAAGGCTATGCTAATGAGATGAAAGATAGTCCGATACTTACACATGAAGAAATGGGTGAGCAGCCTGGTGCTAAAGAAGCTAATAAAGCATATGGTGATAGTTATTTAACTAGCATCAAAGACCAAATGAAGGGTTCAACAATTGATATTCCTTATGCAGGTCAAAAGACTCCTAATGCGTTTGATCCGTTCAAACCATATTTGGATGATAAGAAATTAGGCGATAAGAGTCCAATGAGTACTATTACTCGCCCAGCAAAGCCAGCAACTGGTGCAAGTGCATCTAAATAAAAGGAATATTAAAATGAATATGTTAGATTTAATGAACAAAATGACCCAGCTTAGTGAAGCAAAAGAAAAAACTAAAACTGGATTAAAGCATACTGCTGAACCCGGTGGCTATGGTCGCAAAGATGACGAAGATGATGAAGGTCATAAAGTTAAAGCCGATGCCGTGAAAAAAGGAAAAGGTCGTCCTAAGAAAGATGCTGACGATTCAGGTGAAACTAAAAAGTATGACTTTAGTGCATTTGGTGTTAAGTCTGGCAAAGATGTTAAACTACCTAAACATGATAAAAAGAAAACTACAGTAGTTAAAGGTAAATCACAAAGTCATGCCGATAACAAAAAAGATGATGGCACTGATCCTGAGACTAAAGATAAGAAAAAAAGTCTAAAAGAATATTTTGACGCATTAGACAGAGCGATAATGAATGAAGATGGTTATACAACTGCACCAATGCCGGGCGCTGTTCAAGTTAAAGATGCGTCTGGTAAAGTTGTTGCAACTGCAAAAAACCCACAAGCTGCCGCAGCCTTTAAAAATGGTGATGTAACTCTTGGTAATCCAGAAGAAATGAATGAAGGTGACGGTGGTGCTATAGGTGATTTACCAAAACAAACAAGTCCAGAACAACCGTATCAAGTACCATTTGGTGCAGATACTAATTTAGTATTTGCACGGGGTAAACGAAGTGGGTTACACTATGCTATGATGCGAGGCATGCTTAGTGATCCTTGGTACTTTAAATTTAACGGTAAAGTATATTCAATATCAGACAACGGTGATGGTATACCAAAACCAATTGAGCAAGGTATGGCAGAAGCCGATCAACCGTCTAATCAGATGGATATGGGTGCTGGATTGGGTGCTGGACGTAGCCAAGCAACATTTGAAAGTCGTGCTAAAGCTGATAACAAAGCTGAAAAAGCAGGTAAGAAAGTTACTAAAGACTTAGAATACGATATGAAACATAAAGGTAAAGATGACGAAAAAGCTTTGAAGGCTGGCAAGAAAGTTACCAAAGACATTGAGTATGATGAGAAACATAAAAAGACAGTAAAAGAAGCGGCTAAGCCTGACTTCCCGGATATTGACAATGACGGCAATAAAAAGGAAAAAATATCTCAGGCAGCACAAGACGCTAAAAGAGATAAAAAGAAAGTGAAAGAAGGTATGGAACATAAATTAAAAGCAGCTCGCCATACAGGTAAAGCACATGCACTATCTAAGCAAGGATATAACTGTGGTTATGATGATATGGAAGAATCAAGACATTATCACGAAGGCTACAAAGAAGGTCTAGATGAGTGCTACGGTCAAATGCCAATTCAAGGTTATGTAGGCGAAGCAAATAACGAAGTAGCTGATATGGCTAGTTACGGAGCTCACACACCTGAATTAGACGAAATGGATAAAACTTCTTACATGAAGCAACAAGCAATTAAGACTCCGGGCAATACATTTAAGGCATTTGGTCAAACTTTCAAAGATAAAGAAGTAGTAGAAAGTCCATTCGCTTTTGAAGCATGGGAACAAGAATTGAATTCTATCCTAGAAGGCAAAGATGTTACTGAAGGTATGACCGTTTCTATCAGTAAAGGTCAACAAGGTACTCCTGATTCAGTAAGTGTTTCAGCACAAGATAGTGAAGCTGATCAATTATTAAGTATCATTAAGCAATCAGGATTAGGTTTGTTTGGCGGTGATGATGCAGGTCAAACTCAGGGAACACAACCAATGACAGTTGATGGTGGTGAAGGCCCACAAGCTAATATTGAAGTAGTTGACGACCATGATGATATGTTATCATTAATTCGTAAGATGACTGGTCAAGGTCCTGCACAAGCAAACGGTGATTATGAAGAAGAAGGTGGTCATGAAGGTCATGGCCATGAAGACGAAACGTGTGAAAGTTGCGGTGGCATGATGGAAGAAGGTCATTCATGTGGAGAAGCTGTTGAAGAAGATGAATCAATGGATCAGCGTGAATATGAAGTTGCCGAAGACCAGAGTGGTGGTGATGACTCTGAAGAATCCGATGAAGTTAATAGCGATGCGGTACGTGATGCCTCACTAGCAACAGCCGCTGGTCAAAGTTTTGCTAATACTGATGCCCCTATTAAAGAAGGTGGTGACGGCGGCGAAGCTTCAGATGCAGGTGCTGACGGTGTAGATATTGCTGATGTAGCTGATGAAACTGAAGAAGATTTAGAAGAATCATTAGCTAATGGTGCAGATGATACATTTGAGTCTGATATTGACTTTATGACTAAAGTTATTTCAGGTGGTTTAAACAAGCAAAAATCTACTGGTCAAACAACAATTCCAGTTGTTTCTACACAAGTAAATCGTTTAGGTAATCCGATGAGAGAATCTAATGATTTGTTAAAGGATTGGCGCAAATTAAGTGGTATTAAGTAATTAATATTACTCAAAAGTGCCCGGCTTTAGTCGGGTATTTTTTTGGCTATAGTGTTTGTAAAAAAACGATAAATACTAAATAAGGTGATATAGATATGGCTCAACAAAATATAGATTTCGGTACCTTCCCGGATGATCCAGATGCAGATGCTATTAGAACGGCATTTTCAAAAGTACAGAACAATTTTACTGAATTGTTTGCTACAACTACTGCCGGTAGTGTAGTTTCAGTAAACGGGGGTGCAGGTATTTCTGTTAACACCCCTACAGGTAATGTAATTGTTACTGCCAACCTTGCACAAGTAGTAGTTAGTACAAGTTCATTAAGAATTGGTCAAAATAGTAACGGTGGAACAACTGCTGTCATTAATAGTTCTATTCAAACATTAGTAATTGATATTAATCCAGCAAATGTTTTCTCAGGTAACTTTTCTGGTGTAAGTGGTGCATTAGCAAATCTTAATGGAACATTAACATCAAATTCTAACAGTCAACCTAATATTACAAGTGTTGGTACATTGACTAGTTTATCTGTAATAGGAAATATTTCTTCAGGCAATGCTAATTTAGGTAACGTAGTAATAGCTAATTATTTCACCGGAACATTAACAACTGCCGCTCAACCTAATATTACAAGTGTAGGTAATTTAAGTTCATTAAATGTTACTGGAAATATTAGATCATCATCCTATATAGGTGGAAATATAGCTACAACCGGGGCAAATGCGATATTTATAGGTGATGGCTATTTGTTAAGTAATTTAACTATTACTGCTGGTAGCTCTATTATTAATGGTAATAGTAATGTAGTAATTCAGGCAAATGGTAACGTAACTACCAGTGTAGCTGGTAATAATGATATACTAACTATTACTGGTACTGGTGCTAATATATCAGGTACGGCTAACGTAACTGGTAATATTAGTGGCGGTAATGCTAATTTAGGTAATGCGGTAACTGCTAATTATTTTATTGGTAACCTTTACGGTAATGCCAATACAGCCGGCACAGTAACAACTGCGGCACAATCAAATATTACAAGTGTCGGGACATTAACTAATTTAGGTGTATCAGGAAATGTTATAAGTGGTAATGTGTATGCTAATAGTGGTTTAATTAAAGCACAATATCTATCAGGAGATGGAAGTAACCTTACTAATTTAAGTGCCGGAATAACTCTTGTTAACGGAAACAGTAACGTCAGTATTCCAACTATCAATGGCAATATTAATATGAGTGCTGTTGGTAATGCTAATGTAGTAGTTGTGACAGGAACAGGAGTTAATGTATCCGGAACTATAAATGCCACTGGTACTATTACTGGAAATTTCAGTGGTAATGTTATAACGGCATCACAAGGTAATATTACTAGTTTGGGTAACTTAACTAGTTTAACCGTTAACGGAATAGCTAATTTAGGTGCAGTGGGTAATGTTAAAATTACGGGAGGCTCCAGCAACGGTTATTTATTTACTGATGGTGCCGGTAATTTAACATTTGGATCAATTGTTAATACTCCTCCCGGTGGAGCAAATAATGATGTACAATTTAAAGATGGCGGAACATATCAAGGTAGTTCTAACTTTACATTTAATCCAACATCAAATCTAGTATCAATCACTGGAAACTTATCTGTAACCGGTAATGCTAACGTTGGTAATTTAAATGCTACACTATTAACCGGTACACTAACAACAAATAATCAACCTAATATAAAACAAGTTGGTACTTTGGATTATTTAATTATTAATACGACTGGATCTCTTGGAATGGGATCTGGTAATATTACTGCAGGAAATATTAGTCTTATTGCTGCCGGTAGTGCTAATTTAGGTAATTCAGCAACTGCTAATTACTTTATTGGTAATTTTTACGGAACAGCTAATACAGCAACTAGCGCAACAAATGCTTCAGCCTTATTACAAAATACTTCTACTGCTACTACAGTTTATCCTATATTTACAACATCATCCGCTAATGGTAATTCATCAGCAGTATTCAATTCATCAATAAGTGCTAACTTAAGTAATGCGTCTATTACAGCTACTACATTTGTTGGTGCACTTAGCGGGGCAGCCACAAGTGCAACTACAGCAGGTACTGTAACAACTGCTGCACAAGGCAACATTACAAGTGTTGGCACATTAACAAGCATGACTTCAAGTGGTAATGTTCAGGGTGCTAATCTTATTGCAACCAGCTATCATATTCGTTCAGTTAATGCGGCAGTTTCAGCAGCCGGCACAGTTCAAGGAAATGCTACAGCATTAACTACTGAATTTAATAGGGTATCAACTGTTGTTAGTGGAGCCGGTGTTGTGTTACCAACAGCAGTAGCTGGTATGGCAATATCTATTGTCAATTCTAGTGCTAACTCATTGTTAGTATATCCAGCAACAGGCGCGGCAATTAACTCATTAGCAACAAATGCTGGTTATAGTCATGTAACATTAGCAACATTACAATACATAGCAATATCAAGCACACAATGGTATACAGTAGGTGCTTCATACGCATAAGGAAAACAAATGGTAACAATAGAATTATTAACATCAATGTGTCCAAAAACAAGACGCTCTACGTTAGAGGGTTTTGTTGAGCCACTAAACACGGTGGCAGAATATTATGAGATGTTTGAAAATCCAAAACGTTGTGCTGGATTCTTAGCACAGATAGCACACGAAAGTGGTGGATTTAATGCTGTAGTTGAAAACTTAAACTATAGTGCAAAAGGATTGATGGGCACATTCAAAAAGTATTTCCCTAACGAAGAACTAGCAAAACAATATGAACGCAAACCAGAGATGATTGCTAATCGTGTATATGCTAATCGTATGAAGAATGGTGATGAGAATAGCGGTGATGGCTTTAGATTCAGAGGGCGTGGATTAATTCAATTGACTGGTCGTGATAACTATACAAGATTTGCTGAAGCATTAGATATGAGTATTGAAGATACAGTTAGATACTTAGAGACACCAAATGGCGCTGTTGCTAGTGCTGGATGGTTTTGGGATAATAATAAACTAAACCAGTTCTGTGATAAAGATGACTTTGTTACATTAACAAAGCGTATCAATGGCGGAACTATTGGGTTAGAAGATAGAAAACATCACTATCATTTGGCATTAGAACATTTAGGCGCACATTAATATGGCACAACCAATTTGGAATACAACTGCTGGTTCTATTGGAACATTTCCTGCTACTATAATAATGGCAACGCAGTTATCAGCATCACCTGTATCTCCCGCTACAACAATAACATATACATTATTAAGCGGTACATTGCCACCGGGTACAACTATTACCATTGGTGGATTAATAAGCGGAACCCCCACGTTAGTTACAGTAGACACTACTACTACTTTTACAATTAGAGCAACTGATAATTTATCTAACATACGTGATAGAACATTCTCAATAACTATATCAGGAACAGCTATTCCTGAATTCACTACACCGGCGGGAAGTGTTTTATCTACATTAGATAGTGTATGGATTGAATTACCAATTGAATATTCAAATCCCGATAATACTAATCAGATTGTAGTAGAAGTTCAAGAAGGTATTTTACCACCCGGTTTAGAAATTAATCCAGCTGGTGTAATTAGAGGATATGCTAACCCACCGACAGTTAGTGTTACATTAACTGAAGTAGAAACAAATGCTACTCTAACTGATGGTACTAGTTATTTGATAACATGTACAAGTACCACTCAATTCACAATAGGAAGACCAGTAGTATTTACTTCTACTGTATTTGGTGGAATACAAAACGGAGAAACATATTATATTAAAACTATTGATAGTTCTACTACCTTTAGTATAACCTCTACACAAAATGGTGATGTGTTTCCATTAACATCAGCATCTGGATCAATGACTGTTACACTCCCTGCTACATCATTTGGTCAACCTACTATTCGCACATATTCATTTATCCTTAGGTTATCAAGTAATTTAGGCGGTGATACTGCTACATATTCAATTACAGTAGTAAATCAAAATACTCCAGTAAGTCAAGGCGGCCCTGGATATACTATTAATTCACGTATACCCACTATACTTAATACTAGACCTAAAACATTTATAATTACTGATAATGACCCATACAGTGGTTATTATATATTACCTCCAATAAGCCCTACTGTTAATGCTTTCATAGGTACAATACGTAGTGGAGAATACTTTACATTTAAAATAATAGGTTACGATTTTGACGGTAGTTCACTAACATATGATTATGTTAATTTGCCAGTAGAGTTAACCGGAGATACTGAAACAGGGTGGATTACCGGAACACCTACATTAAATTCAACTGGTCTAAGTACATTTTCTTTTGCTGTAAATGTATATAAAACAGATAGTAGTAGTATAGGCACAACTAATTTTAATTTTAGTTATAATTTAAGTAATGAAATTACTGATACTATAATATGGTCAACCCCTTCAGATTTAGGAACTATATTTAATAGTTCAATAAGTACAGTAAATGTTTTTGCTGTAGCCGATACTGAATTATCATACAGAATAACTAGTGGATCATTACCTCCTAATTTGTTATTATTATCTAATGGAGAAATAACAGGTAAAGTAGCAGATCAACCCACAGACACTTTATTAGAACAAAATACTGAAACAGTATTTACCTTTACTATTCAAGCATATTCTGCTTTATTTCCTGCGGTTCAATCTACTAAAACTTTTACAATAACGGTATTACAAGAATATACTCAACCAACAGATACACTATATATTAAGGCAGCACCTAGTATCAATGATAGAAATATTATTAATACTCTATTAACAAGTGAAACATTAATTCCTGAAGAAATAGTGTATAGACCCAATGATATATATTTTGGTAAAGCAACTAGTATAGTATATGAGCATGCATATGGTATATATGCAAGTGAGATTGATGAATATTTGGCGGCTGTAACTCAAAATCATTATTGGAGAAATATTACTTTAGGTGAAATAAAAACTGCCGTAGCAAAGAATAGTTTGGGAGAAATAATTTACGAAGTGGTATATAGTGAAGTCATTGATAACTTAGTTAATCCTGCAGGAATAAGTATTCAACAAGAAATTATTTGGCCAAGACCAATAGATTTAGGATTAGGTCCATGGTATACTAGTATTACCGATATCCATGCTAGTTATGAAACTGTGTTAGGACAAGAGTATTATACTAGTTTAACACCTGGTTTTGCACAAACACTGTATCCAAATAGTTTATTTAATATGCGTAATCGTGTAAGTCAAGTTGTAGGACAAGAATTTGATAGTCGTTTACTACCATTATGGATGACTAGTCAACAAGAAAACGGCGGTACATTGGGTTACACACAAGCTTGGGTAATATGTTATACTAAACCTGGAATTATTGTTGATGGTCAACTATTAACTTATGCTGAATTTAAAGCAACCGGGTTAACAAAGACACGTACTGAGGGTGGCGTAATTATAACAGACTATTTTAGTTCTGCGGAAACTATTAAAAACAATATTAACAATAATTGGCCATATACATTGAATCAAATCAACTTTAGAATTGATAGATTTAGTGTAGATAAGAGCGAAACCTATAATTATGATAAAAAATTAAATCCACCTGCTTGGACAGGATTACCGAGTGCAACTCCTGTACCTAATCCAATAGACAGTGAAAATTTCTATGTATTGTTCCCTCGTCAAACAATTTTACCAGACGAATCTCAATACTAAATATATAACGGAACAACAAAAATATGAGTACAATTAACACAAACGGCATCAATGTAAACTATCCTATACCAGGAGTGAATAACAATAGTCAAGGATTCAGAGATAACTTTGCATCTATTAGAACTAACTTGAATACAGCTGGAACAGAAATTACAGACCTACAAAACAAAGTTGTAGTTAAGTCTGCACTAGCCAATTCTACCGTTAATAACGATATGGCTAATACTCTTATTAGCAATGCATTAACACGTAGTTTCCGTGCTAGTACTTATAATTTGGGCAACGCATTGTCTGGTGTAGTATCAGTAAATGTATCATTGGGTGACGTACAATATGGTACTATTGCAGGAAATACTATACTTCAGTTTACTGGATGGAGTCCTACTAGTACACAAAGTAATGTACAACTTCAATTAGCTGTTTCAAACAATTTAGCAGTATTATCTTTCCCTAGCCAAGTTACAGATGGTGTAACTACATTAGAAAATTATGCTAATGTTGCTAATACAAATACTGTTACCGTACCATATGGTGTAACCCAATTAGATTATAGATTCAGTACACTTGATTGCGGTAATACAATTACAGTGGAACCCTTTAATAATAATAGAATAGCATCACAAATACAAACACGTAACGTTATTCCTACAGGAAATCAAGGTGATATGGTTGGTGATATTGCAACAAGTACTGGTTTAAATCAATTAACTATTACTAGTTCAAACGTATCTGATTTTTTAAATACACCAAATACAACACAACTCTATACTGATATGCCAATAGTATTCACCGGTGTTACTATGGAAGCTAATATTACAGTTGGAACAACTTATTATGTACGAAATGTTTCTGCTAACACATATTTTACTGTTTCAACAACTTTGGGTGGGGCAAATGTTAACTTAGCAGGAAATGCTAGTCCAACACTTCCAATGTATGCTAACCCAGTATCATACCTGTACGTGTGTACGGATGATTATAACTCTACTGAATATGCTAAGTCAGCAAATGCTACTAACAGCACTGGTAATATTACATTAAATAATACCAATTCATTGGCTAATAATGTTCCTATTATATTTACTGGAACAACATTTGGTGGATTAGTAGCAAATACAGTATATTATATAAAAAGCGGAACCTTTAATGCTTCCCCGGGAAATATAATAGTCAGTCAATCCAGAACAAACGGTGTAGCAGATACCGCACTTACATTAACAACTGCGTCCGGTACATGTGTTGCTACAGCATACGTAGGTTCGGACATTTGGAAAAGAATCGCACTAACTTCTTGGTAATAAATATTTGAATGGAACATCCATTCATTTCATCTCTTTCAGACAAAACATTAGAAGAACTACAGGGTTCCATTACGGAACTAACCAAAAAGCTTAACTTTGCATATCGTATGCAAAATAGTGCTATGATTCATCAACTTAATATGGTTATGGAAAGTTACAAAGCAGAATATGGTCGTAAAATGGATGAATTGCTTAAAAAGCAAGGTGATCGTACACAAATCAACATTCAAAAAGAAAGCTAAAATTGACTACACGAATAGAACGAGAATTTTCATTTCAAGCAGGCGTTTATTTCAAAGAAGAATTTTTAATGAACCTGTATACAATAACATTGTATATGGAAGTAGAAACAGAATCTATTAGAGAACAAAATGTCGCAATGGAACGAATAAAATACTTCCTAAATGAGTGTTTAGAAAATGGTATTTTTGTACAAGACAATGAACATAAAGTTATTGAAAAATATAGTACATGTGGATTCAAAGTCTGTACCGTCCCCGAAGAACCATATGACCAAATTATAACATTGTTATTACTAACGAAGCTCAACAGTATTACTGAGGGTAGACTAGTTATCACTGATATGACATTAGGTTCACGTATAAGTGATGATGTTAGATTCATATGTGATATTGAAAGCCCACGTGGTCCGTTAGAGTTGCCCGGATGGTGGTCAGATAGTGGTACATCAATAGCCGACCCTATTAAAAAATCAGTAAAAAAAGACAAAATTGTTAAACTGTTCAAAACACCCTCAACAGATTGGGCAGAATATAATTTGGTTTGGAAAGAAAAAGACCAAATTGCTAATTGTGAAATTGTTTTTACAACCGAACACGAAAAATAATTAACCAAATATATTGTATTTTAGTAACAGTTATGTTATAATATACAAATGAAAACAGATAAGTATGGTCAATTAATTTACAATCAGCACGATTTGTGCGAATTGTTTCTACAAGATCCTACACGTACTATCACTAACGCACTTATAGATAACCCAATTGAATTTAATGGATTTCTCTCATTAGAGAATTTACCCAATCTAAAACAATATGACAATTTAAATCTTTCCATAGAAGAATTTGATAAACAAAATCAATCAAAATGGCATATGCCCAAAGAATATTATGAGTTTGATATTGCTAAATGGGTATTAGATCAATGCAAAAATGAAGCTGAGTTACAACGTGCCGGAGATGAATTAATTAAGTTTCAAGAACGTAATATGTTTGTATTATTACAGTATTTAAAATACTTAGTAGATACTATGCGTAAAAATAATGTTGTATGGGGTGTAGGGCGTGGAAGTTCAGTGGCAAGTTTTGTATTGTTTTTAATAGGAATACATAGAATAAATAGTTTGTACTATGACTTATCAATAGATGAGTTTTTAAAATAAGGAGAATATTATGGCTAATTATAAAACAGCAATGGGTAAAGTTGTTGATATGTCGGCACTAGCTGCAAAGAATGAAAAAACTAGAGCAGTAGGGAACATGAAGGTTAATGCACGGGGTGATACCATTGATGCTCAAGGTCGTATTATAAAATCTGCGACAGTTAAAGCAAATGATTCATATAACAGAACTGTGGGTAATCGTTCTGCTCAACCAGTAAGACCTACCACAAAGCCATCGGCCCCAGCTAAACCAAAAATTGATTTTAGTGAATTAACTGAAATAGAACGTGAGATTGAAGAATCTTACATAGATGATTTAGAAGTGGAACACATTAAAGCACAGGAACTTAAAAAGAAATGAACCAATACAGTAAACCGGCATTTAGTCACACCAAAGCAGATAAACTGACATTCTTTAGAGATCATGTCATTGTATCTGAGATGCATTTTGATGAACGTATTAGTACCGGAGGTATAATTCTACTAGATGATGATAAGAAAAGTTCAGGTATTCGTCCTCGTTGGGCAAAGATTTATGGTTTGGGTCCAGAACAGGATGATCCTCAACTAGAGATCGGTAAATGGGTTCTAGTTAGTCACGGTCGTTGGACAAGGGGTATTACTGTTGAGACACCTTCGGGTAAACAAACATTGCGTAAAGTTGATCCCGGTGATATACTATTAGTATCGGATGAGCCGATGGAAGATGAAACAATGAGTGATAAGGTATTTTAATGATAAATTGGTTTAGACAAAAATTACAAAACTTTTTGTATCCACAATATCCACAAGATAGTGAGTTAGTGGAATCAAAACCACATACCAGAAGAGGTGTTCTCGTTAGAGGGTCAAGCTTTGATAGTAGAGGAATGAGTTTTACTATTCATCAAGCTAGTGGAGGTTATGTTTTAGAATACTCATCTTATGACGAAAAGACAGATAGACCTAATCACAATCTACATATTATTCCTTCTGATCAGGATATGGGTCAGGGTATCGCACACATCATCACATTAGAAATGTTAAGAAAATGAAAAATAGCCTTTGGGTAGAAAAGTATCGTCCGCAAACAGTAGCAGATTATGTGTTTGTAAACGAAAGACAAAAAAATCAAGTAGAGGGTTGGATTAAAGAGGGTAGTATTCCTCATCTTTTACTATCAGGTGATCCGGGTACAGGTAAGACAACTCTTGCTAAAGTATTGATACATGAACTTGGTGTTAGTGAATATGATGTATTGGAGATCAATGCTTCACGTGAGAATAGCGTAGATGTTGTACGTAACAAAATTGTTAACTTTGTACAAACAATGCCTTTCGGTAACTTCAAAGTTGTATTACTAGATGAAGCAGATTATTTGACACCAGCTGGCCAAGCGGCATTGCGTAACGATATGGAAGCATATCATATGACAGCACGATTTATTCTAACCTGTAACTATCAGCATAGAATTATCCCAGCATTGAAATCACGATGCCATGAGTTTCACATTACAAAAACAGATAAAACAGAGTTCACTGCGAGAGCGGCAACTGTGTTAGTAAGTGAAAACGTTGAGTTTGAATTAGATGATTTGGATAGTTATGTTCGTGCCACATATCCAGACTTGCGTAAATGTTTGAATCAACTACAAGTTAACAGTAGTACAGGAAAACTATTGTCATCACAAACTCAAAGTAGTGGCGAAGATGAGTTATTGGTAGAGGCAACTACTTTGTTTAAAGCAGGGAAGATCCTTGAAGGTAGACAACAGTTATTACAATATATTGCATTGTATCCTACACGCATTGAAGATACGTATGCATGGATGTATCAGAATTTAGATTTATGGGGTAAGTCTAATGAAAAACGTGATGCTAGTATTATTGTTATTAGAAATGGTTTAGCTAATCTAAGTATGGTAGGAATTCCTGAAATATCACTGGCAGCAACATTAGTAGAATTGACAGGTGATTTATGAGATATTTATTGATTACATTTATGAGAAAGCCCGGCGGGCAAATTGATGAACAAGTTGCTGTATCTAAAAAGGTTAAGCCAAGTGACTTACAGACCTGTAATGTTATATTAGATTATGCTAAGAAAAAAGTAGATAAATGTGTAATTGAAGGTAAAGTATTAGATAGAGAGTGGGATAAGATGCATGAATATTATTTACGAATTTATCCTAATCTAATTTCACAACTTGAAAAAGAAGCAAGTATTACTGAAAAAACAAATGGGGCCTAAGCCCCATTTTGTTAACTGTATAAGTTAAGCACATGTTCAATTATGCGATGACGTTGAACATCTTTTAGTTCAAACTTACATAATTGCAATCCCGGAATCACCCCCTTCCTCAATCGATTTTGTAAATCTAATAGCCCATTGTCGGCTGTTTTACGATCGGCTTGTTCAATATCGCCAGTAATTACAATCTTACTACCGACGCCGATTCTGGTCATAATCATTTTGAGTTGACCCGGGGTTGCGTTTTGTGCCTCGTCTAATACTACCCAACTATGTTTGAAATTTCGTCCTCGACAAAATGCTAGAGGTGCAATTTCCACTATCTGTTCTTCTAGCATGTGGGCTATTTCTTTTGTGGTGTAGTATTCACGCAGAACGTCTAACAACGGCCTAGTCCAAGGTTCCATCTTTTGATTGATATCTCCTGGTAAGAAACCGTGTTTCTCGTCATCAACACCTATTGCTGGCCTAGATAATATGATTCTTTCACATTCACCATTACGCATAGCTTTTATGGCAGCAAGCATAGCTAAGTAAGTTTTACCAGTACCCGCAGGACCTGTGACTACGACAATATCTGTCTGCTCATCCAGTAGTGCGAGGATATAATTTTCTTGGTTAACCGACTTAGGGATAAGTTGAACGGGTTTTTTATTTACCCGCATTTCCCTCTGTACTTGTGCGAAATCTATAGTTTTTGATTCATGTGTGTAGAAAGTATGATTATCTTGTTTTTTGCTGTGTGAAAACCGTGTGTCTTGTGTACGTAATGCGCTAGTTTTTCGTTTGCTCAAGTTAATTCTCCTTTGTAGAGCGTGAGTTCTCATAACACTCAAGTTTATTTAAAGTCAATACATAGAGACATAGTAGCATACTTATTGTGTAGCTATTAATGATAAATATTAGGCTACGGTATGAATTAGGCTAATTTCATATATTCAATCTATAAAAGATAAATACTTTATATGAAAACCGCAGACAAATTTTTTGACAACGTTGATTATGTAAGCATAATTGACACAGTAAAAGGTATATTTACCAGCGACGGATCAATGGCTGTATTACTAGACTACGAGCGAGTACTAGATGAAGCCGATTTATACGCATTTAAAAACTGGGAATTAGGTGAATTAGTCCAAGGTCCTGACGTTAAACGCTACACAGTAGCATGTATATTCATGTTCCCTTACAAACTAATGCCCGATCCACGTGGGGCTAAACGTTTAGCCGGTGTAGGATGTAAAATCAAGTTCAAAAAGACTAAACTTAAAGTACCTGTTGCTGTTGAAAATCCAGAGGATTACATTCCTGGTACAAGATATCCAAAGACTGCTATGCGTGAAGTGTGGCTAGTTTATATAGAAATGCCTAAAGAATTGATGAACGATATACGTGAAGGATCAATTGATTTAGCAGGTCAAAATATTGACTTGAATGAATTAGATGATGCTTATGATAACGATTTAGATGAAGAAGATACCAATGAAGCAGACGATCAACGGGATGATATGATGAATCAAACCGGTACTGCAGCTCCTGGATTAGGGATGCCTCCTCCATTACCGGCAATGTAATATGACTAATAAAACTATATTAAATGAAGGTTTAGACTATCATGATCTAGAAGATCAAATGATTCCCACTGTAACAGTAGATGAATATGCCGCACATATGGGCACTGATAGTGAGATTGTAACATTAGCTTTTACTATTAAAAGCGAAGCAGCCGGCAATGATTTAGTTGATTGGTTTGAACGTGGATATGATTTTGTATTAGATGCTCAAGTAAGTGAAGGGGAAGTAAAGCCCGGGCAATACTTAGTATTTGTTGAAATGAATCGTAGAAGTAGTGTACCTAAACGTATCATAGAATTACTAGATGATTTAGAAACTTTGACTGATATACCAGTTAAAGATTGGACAATTGTTGTTGATGAAGAAGAATACTCTCCGGAAGAAGAAGTATTGAAACAAGTAATTACTATTAGCCCTCATGATTATCGTGAAGAAGTTGAAGTTGAAGAAGAAGAAATTAATGAAATGCGTGAACGTGCTGGCCTAGAAGTCAAAGTAATTCATGCTGACAAACAAGATGCTGAGATAAAAGCATTTAAATCTATGGCAGGTTTATAATGGCAACAATATTACCTAAAAAGGCAAGTTTTGAACAACCAATGGCATTAGATGATGAGCATCACGAAATGTTAGCGGCCGATCCTACAATACAACAATTTCCACAAGGTAGTAGTTATGGTACAAACACATCATTTAGCGGGAGTTCAGCATTTGGCTCACCTTCGTCAGGAGGTTTCGGCTCACCCGGTAATTTTGGTTCATCAGGATCGTTCTCAAGTCCAAACTTCAATCAACAATCAAGTTCAGGATTTGGTAGTACACAAAACATCAATCAATCAAACACTAATCAACCAGTACTCACTGGAGCCGCTCCAACAAATGCCGCAAGCGGGGCAGATGTATTAGTAGCTAACGATAATACAGATTGGATTAATAAAAAATGGCGTCCAGTTATGGGTTGGATCTATATGCTAACTTGTACAATGGACTTTGTTATATTTCCAATACTATGGTCACTACTACAAGCATTAAGTAAAGGTAGTGTCACTATGCAATGGCAACCATTAACATTGCAGGGTGCCGGTCTTTATCACATCGCTATGGGCGCAGTTCTTGGTATTGCTGCTTATGGGCGAACAAAAGAAAAAATTGAAGGTAAATCATAATAAATATTGACTTAACACACAAATTGTGTTATACTTAATATTATGATAGACCATTACTCAACTTTAGGCGTTGGTAAAACTGCTAATGCCGACGACATAAAAAAAGCATATAGAAAATTAGCTGGTAAACATCATCCTGATAAAGGTGGTGATACTTCTACATTTCAAAAGATTGAAGAAGCATATCGCATTCTTAGTGATCCACAACAACGACAACAATATGATAATCCAATGCCACAAGGCAATCCGTTTCAAGGATTCTCGGGTGGAGGATTTCACTTCAATATGAATGGATTCAATATGGATGAATTGTTTGGACAAATGTTTAGACAACATCATCAGCATCCACAACAAAATATATATAGAACTTCATACTGGATTACGTTAGAACAAGCATACAACGGAGGTGAAGAAGTATTAAAATTACAAACTCCAACTGGATTACATATGGTTAAGGTAAACATTCCAAAAGGAGTTCCTGATGGTGGACAAGTACGATATGAAAAGGTTGTTGATTCATCTGATTTAATTGTAGAATATAGGATACATCCTCATTTACAATATGAAAGAAGAATGAATGACTTACATAGCAATTATTCTATATCTGTGTTGGATTTGATTGTGGGTACTACATTTCAATTTACTACTATTAATGGTAAATCTATAGAGGTAACTGTTCCACCAAAAACTCAACCATTTATGAATTTGAATTTAGGTGGGCACGGAATGCCAATACAAGGTACCAATGCGTGTGGTAACCAAATCATCTTGCTAAAACCCTTTATACCTGATAATATAGACAGTCGTATAACTGATAGCATATTGCAATCTAAATCACAGTAAATATTATTTTAAAAGGAACTGGATGTGAATAATTCACCCGAAATCGAAGCCATCATTGAACAGGCTATTGAGTTGTCTAAACAACGTAAACATCAATATTGTACAATTGAACATTTGTTATTATCATTAATAACACATACACCATTTAAAAAATGTTTAGATAGTTTTGGATGTGAAACCTCAACTATGATTCAAGAGGTTACTTCATACGTTGATAGCTTACATGCTATTGTAGCAAAGATAGACCCTAACCAAGAAGTTCAACCACGTAAAACTAACAGTTTAGAACGTGTAATGAATCGTTCTGTTACTCAGGTACTGTTCACTGGACGTAGACAAGTAACTACTATTGACTTATATCTCTCTATCGCTAGTGAGGGTAATAGTCATGCTCACTATTTCTTATTGAAATATGGGATTAATAAGAATGATTTTGTCGCACATTGGCAAAAAACATATAAAGGTTCAGAATTCACTAGTAAACTTTCTGAAGGTCAAGCAGATGAGATTCTTGAAGAATATACTACTAACTTAACTAATCTTGCACGACAAGGTAAACTTGAACCATTGATTGGTCGTAGTACTGAACTAGACGATATTGTTAATGTATTGGCTAAACGATTCAAATCAAATGTATTGATGGTGGGTGATCCGGGTGTGGGTAAAACAGCTATTGCTGAAGGGCTTGCACAAATGATTGCTGATAAAACAGTACCTGAATTCTTACACGGACATGAACTATATTCACTTGAGATTGGTGCCTTACTTGCTGGATCTAAATATCGTGGTGACTTTGAAGAAAAAGTTAAAGCTGTCCTTGATGCACTAAACACTAAGAAAAAATCAGTATTGTTTATTGACGAAGCACATACTATGAAAGGTAGTGGTTCATCTACTAGCGGAAGTATTGATTTTGCTAATATGATTAAACCTGCAATTACTAAAGGTACACTTAAAGTTATTGCTAGCACCACGTGGGAAGAATACTACGATTCATTTGAGAAGGATCGTGCTTTAATGCGTAGATTCTATCGTGTATCAATTGATGAACCTTCACATGATAGTACAATTCGTATTCTTAAAGGATTAAGTTCAAGGTTGAATGACTTCCATGAAGTTGAAATTAGTGATGAAGCAGTAACTGCGGCAGTTGACGCATCAGTACGTTACATTCACGACCGTAAGAATCCAGACAAAAGTATTGACTTATTAGATGCGGCATGCGCTAAACAACGTGTTGCGGGTAATAAAGGTGCAATCATTACTAAAGACTTGATCCATGAACAAGTTGAACGATTCACCGGTGTTCCTGCTGATAAACTTAATGGTGATAACTACGACCGTATCAATAGCCTTGAAGTTAATATCAAAGGTAAACTATACGGACAAGATGAAACAGTTGAACAAGTGTTAGAACGTATCTATGTTAGCTTTGCTGGCATTGGTAATGAACATAAACCTACAGCAAGTTTCATCTTCTTAGGCCCAACTGGTACAGGTAAAACAGAATTAGCTAAGTTGTTAAGTAAAAACCTTGATATGACATTACTCAAATATGATATGAGTGAATATAGTGAAAAACACTCAGTATCAAGTTTGATTGGTCCTCCCCCTGGCTATGTTGGATTTGGTGATAGTCAAGTAGGTGGTGGTCGTCTAATCAATGACTTAAGCAAGAATCCACATAGTATCTTACTATTTGACGAAGTTGAAAAGGCTCACCCTGATATCTTTAATATCTTCTTACAGATGTTAGATGAAGGTCGTATTACTGGTAGTAACGGCAAAGAAGTTAACTGTAAGAATACTATTATTATTATGACAAGTAACTTGGGTAGTAGTGATAGTGAGAAAAACAATATTGGATTTGGTAGTCAAGAAAAGACAGGTGAGGATGACAAAGCAATTAAAGAGTTCTTCAAACCAGAATTTAGAAATCGTGTTGATTTGATTTGTAAATTTGGTAAACTTGATTTCTTAGCAATTAAGAAAATTGTTGTTAAGTTTACGGAAGAATTGAAGAAATCATTATTTGATAAGCACAATATTAGTTTGAATCTAAGTGAGCCAGTAGTTGATTATTTGGGTGAGAAGGGCTATGATAAGAAAATGGGTGCTCGTCCATTAAGCCGTAAGATTGACGAATTGATTCGTGTACCATTGAGCAAGAAAGTACTATTTGAGCGTATTAAAAATGCTACAGTAACATGTGTACTAGTGGATGATAAGATTGAGTTCAATGTAGTACAGAAATCAATAGCGAAAGTAGGAGAAGATGGGATTATTGAAATTAGCAACTGATACCCCGGGCATTGATTTCTATGATTATCGGGATAGTGATTACTACGGTAAATACAAATATCGTGTAAGATTCTCTATAGAGGGTGTTAGATATGCTATGTATGAAAAAAACTTTGATGGGTTGATGAAACGATATAATATCTTAACTGGTTGGAAAAAGATAAAAGATTTGGATAGACCAGTAGTTACAGAAAATCTAGAGGCTCTTGGAAAGTTTATAGATTTTCGTAATATGCTTAAAGAAAACAATACTGGGTTAGTTCGTATTGAGAGTAGTAGAATATCAATCTTTAGTAATGATTTAGCCTTATTAAAAACAAGTGAAAGTATTAAAGTTGGTATCTTTTATGATTATACAGAAGCTCAAACAAATAATTTTGTAGGAGTAAAGTCATTTGTCAATGACCCTAAACATAAGTATAGGGTTTATTTGAAATCTAAAATGATTCAAAATACATTTGTCACACAATTAGATGATTTATTAAAACGTTCAACAGACTTACATCCTAGTCCGTCATTAAAATACTGGCTACAGGGATATAATAATAATGCCCCTTCTTGGAGTTGGAGATATCGTTACACCAATAGTAATCACTTCATTGACTATGATGAAGAAACCCTATTAAGCTATCTAGCATTGATGCACGGGGAATATCTAGGAAAACGCTATAAATTAGAAAAGAGAATAGAAAATTATGGAACCAATTAGAAAATTCATAAATGTAGTTGAATCCGCACAAAGTGTAGAGCAACTAGCACATATTAGCGATAAAGCATTAGATGATGCTTATCATTATGGTCGTAGTCAACCCGGTGCAAGCTTTGGATGGTTGGCTAATATTGAGAGTGCAAAAGCCGCCAAAAGATTGATTGACGCCGGTGAAACTGATATTGAAAAGATTAGTGATGCTATACATGACGGATGGAATATTACTGCGATGGCAGATTACAACAATCAATTACAATTAGATAGTCCCACGCCTGACGAAAAGAAGGCTAAAAGAGCTAAATTAGCACAGCAACCCTATAGTCAACTTCCAGAAGAAGAAAAAGAGAAGGATCGTGTTGTGGCAAGGGCGTTATTAAAAGCAATTACAGGTACTGCGTAAAAGTGATAAATACTCTAATAAAATGGAGTATTTACCATGGCAAAGATTGTAACAGAATCAATCGTAATCACTTTTAGTAAGATAGTAAAAGACACTGATTCAGGCACTAGTATCACTAGTCCTGAAATACAAGCGGCTTTAGAACAAGTTGCCCAAGAATTAATTGGCGATTCAGTAGTAGTTGAGGTTGTAAAAGCATAATGAGCCAAACAACTACTCTCATCTTATTGCCACAAACATCATATGTTAATCCAGGAAATGGTGCCCCCTATACCGTAACGGGAAATAGCCAACCCGGGGCATCATACATTATTGCACCTCGTTCATTACAAACTGTTAATATTAACTTGACAAATTGTACAGGTAATATTACAATAGAAGCTAGTTTAGCTACAACTCCTAGCAGTACTGATTGGTTCAAAGTATATGAATTAACAGCTAATGCAAATGCGGCAGCTAACTCTGCCCCACAAATCGCAAGTAACGCATCAGTATATACAAATATAGATGGTAATTTTGTATATATGAGAGCAAAGGTTGTAGATTTTGAAGGTGGTGTAGTTAATTTTGTAAAGTTAAGTTATTGATATGAAAACTTTAGTTATTATGCCAGGAGGCTTTCATCCATTTCATGCCGGACACGCATCGTTATATCAAGACGCGGTAAAGGCATTTCCCGGCGCTGATGTATATGTAACCGCTAGCAATGACACTAGTGAAAGATCCTTCCCCTTCGCAATTAAAGAAAAACTAGCAAGAGTTGCAGGCGTACCAGCCGGACATTTTGTTCAAGTTACCAGTCCTTTTAGTTCAGAAGAAATAACTAGTAGATATGATCCCGATGATACAATATTAATTTTTGTAAAGAGTGAGAAAAATTCTAAAAATGGTTCCGACCCTGAAGGTCCGTTCCCAGCAGAAGTTGATCCTGCTACGGGAAAATTACCTCTTGCTAAAAGAGGTAAAAGAAAAGGACTACCGGTAAGTGATACATTAAAGTATTATGCCGGTAATGAAAAAAATCTTCAACCTATGAGTCGTAATAGATATATCGCATATTTACCAACTGTACCGTTTGGTCCTGGTATTAAGAGTGGAAGTGAGTTCCGTGCATTATGGGATAGATTTACTAAAGTTTTATTAGATCCAAAATCAACTCCCGAACAAAAATCTAAAGCAACAGAACTTAAAAAAGAATTGGTTATGAACATGTATCCTGCAACTCAGGAGAATCCTAGATTAGCTGTCAATGTAGTTAAACTTATGGATAAAGGTATGAGCAATCCATTAACTAATAAATCAGATTTAGCAGAAGGATTATTAAATGAATTTGTTCCGCCAAGTAGCGGTGGGGGTGGCGAGAATGATAGAAATCGTAGAATAAGAAAACTATTAGAAATTGCTATACAAGTAGCAAAGCAAAAAAATGTTGATGAATTGGGTATGATACATGCTATGAATATGATAGCAGGTGATGACTTTTTTAGTGTAGCAGTTGAAGGTATACTACCAGATATAACAGATAAAGAATATATGTTCGTACTACAGAGTGCCTATAAAACAGTAAAGCAAGGTTTGGCGGAAGCAGAAAAAACAGCCAGAGTCTTTCACCCGCAATATGTAGATGTATACTTCTTAGATGGACCTAGAAGAACTCCTATTCTAGTTAATCGTAAAGTACCATATAATTTAATTGATAGATATTTAGAAGTAGCTATTAAAAAATACAATCTACAACAGGGTCGTTTTGAGTTTAGAAACGCAGAAGAAGATCCAGTTAAGGTTACCGAAAGTGTGGATTATTTAGAAGAAAAATAATTTGACCCCCTTGTTTTGATGTAAATAATACTATCTTAACAAGAGGATCAAATGGCAACAAAGAAAACAACCGAATCAACAGCAACTGCTGTAAAAACAACTAAAGCAAACAAGTCAGAAAAAACAGTTCCTGTAGAAAAAGTACAAGAAATTGCTGAACAGGCTGCGAAAGAACAAGCACAACAGGCTCCTGCAGCCGGTCAAGTTCAGGTTAACGTAGACTACCTAAAAACTACTAAAGTACATATCGCTATGCCATGTTATGGTGGTATGCTAACAGAATCAACATTTATGTCTTTTATCAAGTGGGCTAATACAGCTCGTCAACTTGGTATTGATTGGACATTAGAAACAATGGTTAACGAAAGTCTTATCAGTCGTGCCCGTAATACACTAACTGCTAAGTTCCTAGATATGCCAGACGCAACACATTTATTCTTTGTTGACGCTGACATTGGCTGGGAGCCATGGCATCTACTAGTTCTATTGAACCGTGACGTTGATGTTATTGGTGGTTTGTACCCAATGAAGACAATGCCAATCAAATGGGTTGTTAATGGCTTTGAAGGTGCTGAAGAAGGACCAGATGGATTACAAGAAGTATCTAAAGCAGGTACAGGTTTCTTATTAATGAAGAAACATGTATTTGAGAAATTAAAATCTCATCCGGCGGTTAAGCAATATAAAAACGACATTGGATTAGATCCAAAGTATGACCAACACTTAAAGACCTACTTTGATACAGCAGTTCGTCAAAATCGTTACTACAGCGAAGACTGGACATTCTGTGAAAACTGGCGTGATATTGGTGGTAAGATTTGGATGGACAAACGTGTGTTGCTACGTCACTCTGGATCATATGTATTCTGTCAGGAAAATCAAGAACACTTAATGAAAACAATTGGACCTATGTTTATACAAGAACAGCAAGAAAAATTTGGAATTAAGTTCACCGATAAAGACGGTAACGAAATAAAGAAAATAACCCCTGCATAATAAAGCCCCGAAAGGGGCTTTATTCTTTTTAGATAAATACTCTATGGACTTAAAAGAATTACATTCATTCAAAATGTCAGATGCAGTGACATTTCACGATAACCTCAATCCTAAACTGTTTCGTGGACAACATCTATGGCCTGAAGTAGAACTACAACTAAAAACAATAGCACAAGACTTTCTACAAGAGATGGGTATACATGATTTGGATGTACGTGATATCACTATATCCGGATCTAACGCAGCCTACAGTTATACAGACCATAGTGATTTAGATTTACATATCTTAGTCAATATGAAGGATTTGCCAGATGATGATATTTACCATGAATTCTTCAAAGCTAAAAAAGATTTATACAATGATTCACATGATATTACTATTAATAGAATTCCGGTAGAATTATACATACAAGATGCGGCAGAACCTGTCACTAGTTTAGGTGAATATAGTGTTAAAGATAATAAATGGTTGCGTATGCCTGCAAAACGTAGAGCAAACTTTGACCAAACAGCTACTAAATCAAAATATATAAAACTATTAGACATTATTGATACAACATTACAATCTAATAAGATAGGCAAAGTCAATAAAATATTGAAGAAGATTAAACAATATCGTCAAGCTGGATTAGATAAAGGTGGTGAGTTTAGCCCTGAAAATCTAGCATATAAAGCATTACGTAGCCGTGGATATATTACAAAACTTTATGATTTAAGAGATAGGTTACATAGCAAACATTTAAGTCTGAATGGAATGTATTCTAATGTTAGTGAAAGTTTTGATAAACCGTATGAAGTACTCAGATGGGAAAAGGGTGACTTTGGTGATGTAGACGCAATAGCACGATTAGATGACGGAACTTTTCTAAGTATTATGTTCAACAAGGGATACAGTAAAGATACAAAAGAGGAAGCATGGAGTGTTGAGTTTTGGAGAAACAACAGCCAAGAAGTCACGGGTGAGGGTGATTCTCAACGAGTATTTGCCACTGTGTTAAGTGCTATTCAAACTTTTATTAAAAAGTATGAGCCCAATAAAATAACCTTTGCGGCAAACAAAGTAGATGACACTGGACACGACTCACAAAGTAGAGCTAATCTATATGACAAATTAGTTCAGCGTTATGCCAAGTCTTGGGGCTTTAAAGCGTTCCGTGCTGACACCGGCAACAAGGTTATCTATGAATTGAGTAGGATAAAGAAAGATATAGCAGAAGAATCGTTTGATGGCATAGAAATCTCTTTAGAAAAAGAGAATGATGAAATTATGGTGACAGCTACATCAAATGGTAAAGAGTTAGGACAAGTATTATTTGTAGAAGAAAATGGATATTTGTTACCACAAGATTTAGAAGTAGATGAACGTTACCGTGGTCAAGGTATTGCCTCTACTATGTATAACTATGTAAAAAGTCAAGGATATAAGATACGCCGTAGTGGTCAACAAACAGATGCTGGAGCTGGATTCTGGGATAAACATCGTCCGGAACAAAACGTATGGGAAGCATCAGGC